CAACAGAAAGCCTTGGCGCGGGCGCTCCGGGTGAAACTCTCCGCGCTGTTCCCGTCTCAGGATGCTGTCGCGTGAGCGAATATGCGTCGTTCCTGGCTCTGAAGAAGCGAGTCTGGGCGGGACAGGCCATTCCGCTCACCTCCTTGCCTGATCCTCTCTTTGACTGGCAACGGGCGATTGTGCGCTGGGCGCTCAGAAAGGGGCGGGCCGCAATCTTTGCTGATTGCGGCCTTTGACTGGGTAAAACCTTCATGCAGCTCGCATGGGCCGCGAACGTGCCCGGCCGGGTGCTGATCGTGGCGCCGCTCTGCGTGGCCGAGCAGACCGTGGCTGAAGGCGTAAAGTTGGGCATCGATGTGGTGTATGCCCATCGGAGTGACCAGACCGATGCTCGGTTGACGATCACGAACTACGAGCGGCTGGACGGCTTCGATGCCAGCCTCTATGCCGGCGTGGTGCTCGACGAATCGAGCATCTTGAAATCGTTCGACGGCGCAACGCGCACGATGCTGATCGAGATGTTCCAGCGCACGCCGTATCGGCTCTGTTGCACGGCGACCCCATCGCCGAACGATACCGCGGAACTCGCCAACCATGCGGAATTCCTTGGGCTGATGACGCGACCCGAATTCCTGGCGACGTGGTTCGTGAAAGTGGATCAAGGGTTACGCACGACCACGCATCATGGCTGGCGCTTGAAAGGGCATGCCGTCGCCCCGTTCTATCGTTGGCTGGCATCATGGGCCATGACCATGCGGACGCCGGCCGACCTTGGGTATCCCGATGATGGCTTCAAACTGCCACCCTTGCGGATTCACGAGCACATCGTGGAAGCGGACGGCACGACCGATACGCTCTTTCCTGAACTCGGCTTGTATGGGCTGAGCGGACGATTGACGGCGCGACGTGGATCATTGGACGCGCGCATCGATGCAACGATCAATTTGCTGCATGAATGGGGCGTGTCGTGGCTGGTCTGGTGTGGATTGAATCAAGAGAGTGACCGACTCGCGCGGCTCCTGCCGAATGCCGTCAACGTCACCGGCTCCGACACGCACGATGTGAAAGTTCATGCGTTGCAAGCGTTTTGTGCGGGACGTATCAAGATTCTGATTAGTAAGTTGAAGATTGCTGGATTCGGCATGAATTTCCAGCATTGTTCACGCATGGCCTTTGTCGGCATCGGCGATAGTTACGAACAGTATTACCAAGGCATTCGGCGGTGCTGGCGCTTCGGGCAAACCAAACCCGTGGACGTGCATATCTTCGTGTCGGATGCGGAGCGCGGGATTGTCGAGAATGTGCGCCGCAAAGAACAGCGCGCGAATGATCTGGCGACGGGTCTGCTGGAGCATGTCCGCGAGATTGAGCGAGAGGAACTGAGTGTATGAGTCAGCAGACATGGACGGGTGAGAACTGGGAACTCCGTCACGGTGACAGTTGCGAGGAATTGCCGACTGTCGCACCTGATTCAATCGATCTGTCGGTGTATTCGCCGCCGTTCCTCTCATTATTCACCTATACGGCGAGCGAGCGGGACATTGGTAATTGCGCCACACGAGAAGAATTTTTCACCCATATGGGTTTTGTGATTCGCGAACTCCTCCGCGTCACGAAGCCCGGTCGCCTATCGTGTTGTCACATCGCGCAAGTGACCAGTACGAAAGCCTTTCATGGTGTTATCGGATTGATCGACTTGCGCGGCATGATGATCCAAGCCTTCATTGATGCTGGCTGGATTTATCATGGCGAAATCACGATCGACAAAGATCCGCAAGCGCAGGCGATTCGGACCAAATCCAAAGCCTTGCTGTTCGTGCAGCTCCGCAAGGATTCGAGCTGGTTGCGTCCAGCATTAGCGGATTACGTCGCCGTCTTTCGGAAACCCGGCGAAAATGCGGTTGCCATCAGGCCGGAACTCACCAACAACGAATGGATCGAATGGGCACGACCGATCTGGTATGGCATCAAGGAAACGGAAACACTCAACGTCGCGCAAGCTCGCGAAGATCAAGACGAGCGCCATATTTGCCCTCTTCAACTCGGGACGATTGAACGCTGCCTGCGGTTGTGGAGTAATCCCGGCGAGTTGATCTTGTCGCCCTTCGCCGGCATCGGGTCGGAAGGGTACGAGGCGATTCGGCTTGGCCGACGCTTCATCGGCTTCGAGTTGAAGGCGTCCTATGCGCGACTCGCGGCCACGAATATGGCGACGGCGAGCACGTTGCGTCAGCAGCAGGATCTATTTGCGTAGCGTGCGGGTCGGCGTCGGCGGGCGCGGGATGGCACTCCCCAATACGGAAGGGCGATGATGCAAATTGAATTATCCCCGTGCGTGCATTGCGGACAACAGACCCCTCACGGTAAAGGCATTACACCAGAATGCTTTGCCTGCTGGTGGCGATTGAAACCGCATTAGATTGGTGGCTTACGACTCGGGAGCGTCGGCCGTGGTATTGCGGTGCCGGTCGTGCCCACAGACGGCGGAGATACCTGGCGCTTCGTCCACCAGGAGAGAACAAGGCTGACCAATTGGCTGCCCGCCCACGCGCCGATGGCACTGAGCGCGGCGTGTAATCCTGAAGGCACGACAGGTTCAGGAGCCGGCGCAGGGAGTGGCGTCGGTGCCGGGAAGGGCGGTACAGGCACGGGCTTGTCCGGCACGACGATGGGCGGCAGATCAGGAATGGGCGCTGGTGTGGGCAAAGGCTCGGTATCCGCATACGGAAAGGGCTGGCGCCATGCGTTTGGGTCCACTGGTACCGCATTTTCCATCCACAATGGCGTGTTCGGGCCTTCGTCGCCTTTGCCGAGAATGTCCACGATGATGCCATCGCGCCAGCAGAGAATATCGACGGCTCGTTCGCGTACGTTGTTGTGCGGAGGCGATTTGTACAATAAGCCCACATCGGGATTCCATCTTCGGTAGATGCGATCGGCCACACGGAAGGTAATCTCGGCGCGCGACTCTTCGTCCTTGTCCACGTCGAAGCCGCTGGCGACGAGTTCGCGTTTCACTTGCTGCACGATGTCGAGGTAGTTGGGCTTCATGGCGTGACTTTATGATGGAAACAATGTGGTATCTCTGGCTCGATGGCTACGTCGCTGCGTTCGCGCTCGGATTCTTCACGGCCATGATGGTCACGATTATGCTCAACGACCGTCAGATTCGGCGGAATAGTGAAACCATCCGGCGTAACAGCGAAATCATCCATCAGAACAACGAAACGATTCGCCGTCAGGTTGAGGCCCAACTCGCGACCGCGTGCACGATGTCGAGGTAGTTGGGTTTCATGGCCTGACTTTCAAGAGGATTGGATCATGACTCGAGCCGAACACGTCCGCTGGTGCAAGCAACGAGCGCGCGAATATCTGCCGCACGATCCATCGCAAGCCGTCACATCCATGCTCTCGGATTTGCGCAAGCATCCAGAAACATCTGCCCTGATTGAAGGGGGCACGATATTGGCACTCGGCACTTACTCAATGAGCAGCGCGATTGACGCGCGGAAGTTCATTGACGGTTTTGCGGAATAGTATGGTCTCACGGCGTATCCAACGGGTGATGCGACTTTGACATCAACCAGTGTCGACTCATCGGCTCAAGCTGTGACGGCACCAAGGGGCGATGGGTCCACCACCACCACGCGACGAGTAGTGCGACGATCGCCCCGCCGATCCAGTATTCCATCAGGGCTGATCCTCGTCGCGTTCATGCTCACCGCGTGGCCGTTGCGAGAACCACGCGAGACCCAAGCCGAGACAGACGAGCAGATTCGCCACGATGGGATTCAGGGTCCGTTTATCGACGCCTTGCAAGCCCGCGGCGAGCGCCCCGGCCAGCAGGAAGTAATCGCGCCGTCGCATGACTGGACTGACGATACACCTATTGTTCACCTCAACCGGAGATGGAGTAGCATCCCCCCAGCCCATGCCTGAGTCTGTGTCGCATCGCGTAACACTCTCGATCCGGTGCGACCAGCATGAGCATCAGGCGTGTCAGCACTTGGGTTGCGAGTGTCTATGTCATCGGTATCGTGCGCTCGTCGTAGCCCTTGATATGCTGACACAGCGGATGCGCACGATCGCGGAAGACTATCAGCGCGATCCCGACGAAGTGGCACGAACTCGGGGCGATGTCTGGCACGCGGCGATGGTGAGCCTGAAGGCGTTGCTGGCCGCGCATCAGGAGCCGTGATGCCTGAGATGCGTCGCGAGACCGCGCATGTCGAACGTCGCAGCGGCTCCGATCGCCGGACCTCCAACTGGCGCGATGCGACCCGCTCGGTCCCGCCCTCCGCCGTTGAAGCCCTCGCGCTGCGCGGCTGCGTCCAGTCGATTCGGAATCTGCTTGACCGCGCCGATTATGATTTTCTCGAGACGTTGGAGCTGCGAGAGTTGCTGGATGATATCGGGATCACCGTCTTTGCCTTGGATGAAGCCTTGAAGTCGTTGGCGCAGTCCCGCGCTGGGGCCGATGCGCGCCCGCACTGATGGCGCATGACCTCCAGTTGTTGATCGTGGCCCTCTCGCGCATTCAAAGTGATCTGCGCGCGATTCACGGCTCCCTCTATGCCTATCCCGAGGATCCGCAAGCCGAACAGGTCATCGTGACGTTGATCATGACATTGGAAGCGCGCGTGAGGCTGTGGATGCGCCATGATGAGCACGATCGCCGAGCGGTGGAGCGCCGGCAGATTGCGACGCGGCGCCAGCAGGAGCGACGACATGACTTGGAGTTACCGGCGACTGTCCCATGATGTGGGAATTTCTCGGTGGGACCGCCGTGATTATCGTTCTCACGGTTGCATGGTGTCTGATGGTCCGACGCGACCGCTGGTAGGCTCATCGCTGGCGACGGTCCCCTAACCCGGAGCGCCGTTGATGGGGGGTGAATCGCTGCTCTTGGTGATGCAAGAGGAAGGCGTTGTGCAAGTCATCCGTCATCCGCGTGACGCGCACGCTAATCTCTCCAACTAACTCAGTAAAGTGCGCCATCCGCTCCGCATCCAGCGGGGCATCGTTTGTCGCACGCTGGAGCCGTTGCAATGCTTCGGCATTCGCGATCAGTCTATTGAGAACGTCTCGTACAATCAGAGTCATCGGCCACGATGATTGAAGAAATGGGTGAGCGCAGCGAGCGCGGCGAAGATGGCCAGCAACGCGAGGATCGGATCAAGCCAGGGGCGCGCGAGCAACCATTGAATCATGCGACGTTACGATAGAACATGTGGCGGTTGATCGTGACGGTGTGAACCGCGCCCGTCTCCGGCAGGGACCACGCGGGAACGTGACTGACGCTGGCGGGATTGAAGTAACTAATCGCGCCATGCGAACTATCCGGCACTGGCCACGGATGCTTGTGCACGATGCTCGCCGCCAATGAGAGACACGTCGTCAACACAATCGCATCCGGTTCATGCTCGAGGGACGCATCGTTCCACAGCAGCTCCGCTAAGCGCAGCCCGATGGCTTGTTGTGGATCGCGGTCGTTCCAACACGAGTACTGCATGTAGGCCAGACAGCATTCTGGGATGGATCGGCCCCGATGGCCTTTCGCCACGCGGTTGATGACGGTGAACATCACGGCCACGATGCCCTGCACAGGTTCCGATCTCGCCTCGAGCCAGCCTGTGAGTCCGAGCAGGACATGATCGGGCAAGCGCTCCAGTTTCGCGCGGTTAGCAGGGGACACCTCGGAATCGTACAACATGACACGGCTGGGGCAGATGGCCGATACTCTTCCCAGTGCCCCCCCGTGATCCCCCACTCAGCCGACGACGGCACGCACCGCGGGGACCACTCAAGCAGCGCGACGACCCTATGGGCGGGACGAACCGCATGGGCGCGCAACAATGCACGGCCCATTCAAAGCAGAGCGGTAAGCGCTGCAAGCAAAACGTCGTCCCCGGCGCGGTCGTCTGCCACTATCACGGCGGCGCGGCTCCGCAAGTGCGCGAGGCGGCGGAGGAACGACTCCGCAAGTTACAGCATCCGGCCATTGATCGCATTGCCAAGCTGATTGACCAGGAACAATTCCCTAGCGTGTCCTATGCTGCGAGTAAGGATGTGCTCGACCGCACGATGGGCCGTGCGACGGAAACCCTCGACGTGAAACACTCAGCCAATGAAGATCAACTGATCGCGATTCTCAATGCCTGGAAGCTCGCGCACCGCAACGATCCGCGACCTTGATCGTGAACTCCATGAGATGGTCGCCAGTTACGCGCTGGACCCTCTCGGTTTCATTCAACATTGCTATCGCTGGCCCGTGAAAAACGAGCACGGCCCCGATGCCATTCAATGCCGATTCCTGACGGAACTGGGCGAGCAAGTGCGAGCGCGACGGTTCGATGGCATTCACACCGTCATGCCGATTCGCATGGCGATCAGTTCGGGTCACGGCATCGGCAAGAGCGCTCTCGGTGCCTGGTTGGTGCA